TACGTACTTCTTGTTCAGTAAGGGTGATATTAAACACGAGTATAAAAATTATTGTTGTAAGCTCCTTCCCATATCAAATAAAGAATGTTTGCTGGAGCTGGGTGTGTTGATTTAATAGTTAAAGTTACGTTTGTATTTCTGTCGTAAACAGGGACTGAATATAATTTATTGTCGTTTCGTATTGCTGCTGTATTAGCTGAATATGTATTAGCATCAGTTACTTCAAATAGCTCTGTATATGAATTTCTACCAACTCTATTTAAAGTTGTTTCATACAAACCAATAGGACCAAATCCAAATTTAACTCTATGAATAATAGTGTTTGCTCTACTATCTGATCTGTAAGCTTCTCCTTCTAATCGTGATACATAGATAGTTGGTAAATCAACTTTCATAGTAAATTGATATCCAATATAAAATATCTCATTTCTCCAATCACCATCTAGTTCTAAATTAGATCCATTAACGGTTATAAGTCCATATCTACCTAAATTAGTACCTGTACCTTCATCATAAGCAACTAATTGATTAGAGCTTTCTAGACCAACTGGCTTAGCAAATGTCGATTTTTTAGTTGTGGGATTATAAGTAACTGTAGGAGCTGTTGGAGAAGAACCAGCTATATTAATTGGTATCTCCATTAAATGATCTAGATGTACTCTGTTGCCTGATATCACTGTAGTATTAGCATCCATTTTTATTGCATATTTCAGCAATTGATGTTTGCTATTATTTTCGACAACTACAAATAAGTTATCGTCTTGCATACAGTGATACTTAATATTTCCTGTTACATCCCATTTAAACCATGAAGCTAATTTTCTTTCTCTAATATTGTCAAAATATCTATAACCATACATGGTTGTAGTATTTTCTGAACTAAAGAAAATAACTGAGTTTTCTCTTGAGTTAGATATTAGTTTTAAATCTTTTTCAAACAGTTTGGACACAACTGCACTTTGTTCTATAAGTTCTGGTTCACCTTCTCTTTGTAGAGATGCCATCTCAAAGAATCTTGAAAACTTACCGGCGTTATCTAAGAACCCGATAGTAGTGCCAAGAGAGATAGGGTTTGTAGCAGAATTAAAGTTGTAAGTAGAAAGAGCATTTATCTTAGCGGTGGTAGGGCTGAATACGTCACTATCGGTAGTCAGCATGAATTGTTGATTTGAAGAAAATAAAACTAAACCTGTGTTAGTTTGGATGCCATCATGTAAAACTGCTGGGTATCCTGAACTAGCTGATATATCAATAGGATCAGCAGCTACAAATTGTATAGCTGACTTATTCCAAAAATTAGTAAAATCTCCCGGACGGGACATGACTATATTTTCATCAGAAAGCATGCAAAATCTGTTTCTGAAAAACAGCATTTTATTTATTTGTTTTCCTACAAATGAAGGTTCTGGGTTAGTTACATCATCACCTACTAAGGCATCATCCCACTGGGGAGCTGCAAATGCTTGTCCAATAGTACAGGCTACTGCTGTATGAGCACCTTCGTTAGAAGCAGATTCGTAAGTAAAAGTATTAGCATCTACTTTTGTAATTTCAAATTGACCATTTGTTAAATCATTACTTTCAATGTTTACAAGATCTTCATCAATAAAACCATGATTAGTTTGAGTAACAGTGACTGTATTGTTTGCAGTTGTAGAAGTAAACGTAGCATTTGTTTGTAAGCTTGCTAAGCCATAAGTTGATCCATCTAATTCTGTAAGTCTGAAATTACCATCGGCAGTACGTATAAGAACAATTGGCATTGTTGATCTTTTGAATCTTATTGTTCTGCCCGGTTGAGCACATTCTTCCCATGAACCTTGACCGTCCATATATGTACCGTCAGATCTTTTTTTACCAAAGAATTTTACAAAATGATTATCTTGCTCAGCATCACTATTAACTACTTCAACAACCATTCCATGTACACATTGAGATGGTAAATCACCTACATTATTTACTTTTCCAGAAACAACATTAAGTAGTTCACCTACAGGTGTAGACGCATTGAAATTTTCTCCAGCTCTTTTTATATGTAAGCCAGTACCTACAATTGTTACGTCAGAAGCTGTGAAATAAGGAGTGCCATTTGAATCTTTAGCATTTAATATTTCTGTTCTTATATCACCAAGAATACTGTCACCAGTAATAGTGGTTTGTACGTTAAATGGTGTTGGTGTAGGTCTACATAAAACTAAATTTGCTTGTACATTAGACGTACTAATTTCTTCTATAGTAATTTTATAAAAGGCATCTTTCATCCAAACATAGAAGTAATCATTTAATTGCCAACCTTCTCCACCATGTAAAAGGTCATATGTTGTGGTGTATCTAGCTTGGTATGTAACGTTTGAACCAGAACCATAAGGTACTGATTGACCAGTAGTAGATATTTTAAAGAAAAGATTTTTTCTATCAGGTTGGTTTGTTTCTGAATAATTTACGTTGTAAGCTGCACCACTATTATCTGTATAAGTAACATCTGATGTAAGAGCTGTAGTAGGTGTAAATCTAAATTGTGAACTAGATACAACTGTAATAGTTTTTGTTTCGTCAACACCGGGTCCACTAACAAAATCTAAATAAAGCTGATCGCCAGTACTTAGTCCATGTGCTACTAAATTACCACTTGCATCTACTGTCCTAACAGTATATTCACCTGTGGTAGTACTAAAAGCATATTCAGCTCCTACCTGTCTTTTATAAATACCAACTGTGTAAGCATAATTTTGATTTGTAATTGCAGTTGATACTGGAGAGGTAGTAGCGTCTATTAATCTAATACCTCCAACAGCATTCTCATCTACAAGTTGTTCTCCACTATTTATAGAAAATATACGAGTACCTACATTAGGAGCAAACGCATCTCTTCCGTCTCCAGCCACTTCACCACATCTAGTATTTCCTCCAGACCCAACACCAGCACCTCTATCGGCATGAGGCACCATGTAGTAATTAGATGCACAGTAATTATTACTGGACCTAACCATGTCTACTCTTATTCTTGTAGCTGTTGTAGTGGTTTGAGTTGAAGTATCATCAAAAACATTCAATGAATACTGTTTGGCATATGCTATTTTTTTTAATTCAATAAAGACTTCCTTACCAAAATTAGCGAGAGGTTCAATAGTTGAATCCATCTCTACAGTTATATTTCTATTATTGAAATAAGTGTAGTCATTTAAAGTTAGTGTTTGGATATCTTCGTCGCCTGTATGCATTAAGTAAGAGTCATTCCCTATGGCATTAACTATGGTTTGTTCTGCACCAGTTAAACAATTCCACATTCTGACTTTTCCATCATCAGCCTGACCAGTATTTCTTATTACTTGTCCTATGTATTGCTCTCCTTCATCACGGTAGTAATGAAACCATTTACCTGTTGTAAATGCATTGTTTGTTCCGTCATTCAGGGATGCCACAAACTTTCCAGCCGGTCTTTTTTGTAGACCTTGTGTAACGTCAGGTAGGGCATTAACCATGTCACTAACTTGACCCGGAACTTTGTATTCATCAGGCTGCTGTGATATACCCTGAGTTAAATTTGGAATAGTTTGTGTAACGTTTGCCATTATCTAATAAGTGCTTTGTAAGGTTGATAAGATCTGTAATTACTTTCATGTGGAAATCCAAAGAAGGTGTGATCTCCTTGTTCGCAATCGTATTCAACAGCAGACGCTAAAGTTTTTGCTTCTTCTAATTGAAGTAGCTGTACTAGCTCTTGATTAGAAACAACTTGTGTAGCTGCTCTAACTGAAGCTCTAGATATTATGTAGCGTTGTATTGGTGAAGGAATATCCTCGAAATCAAACAAATAAGTAATATCAAAATATAAGTCACCAGAGAAAACATCAGTATGTTCTACTTTGTCGTAAAGCTTTCCATTTCTTTTAACAACATCTCTAGTTCTGTCATACAATCCGTCGCTTACGTCGAATCGTAAATAGTTAGTAGGTATTAAATAATTACCATTAGCATCAGGTGATCTTAATACGTGTTCTTCCTGATTAAAATGCCATCCTTCATTCTGTACATCTTTAGTCACTTCCATCAATATGTTATGTACCATTGATATCTCTGGATTTTGCAGAGCTTGAAGATTTAAAGATGTTATTGGAGATTGACCAATGCTACCCAAGATAGAGTTCACTGCGGATAGTTCGGTATCGGTGTTTAATTGAGTAGTCATAAAAAAAAGGGGAGCCGAAGCCCCCGTATAAAAAATAAAAATTAAGCGTTAGCTGGGTATGTTGTACCGAATGCTGCTGGAGCTGTGCTTGTTGCATGTAGCTCAACACAAGCTGCTGGATTTAAGAAATCTGCACCCATAGCTAGTCTTCCAAGGATTACGTCACCTTGATATACAACTGATACGTCGCCTGAAGTTACCTGAACCTGTGGTCCAATAGCCTCTACAACCCCTGCGGCTTCCTTCTGGAAAATTAATCCACAAGATTTAGCGAATGCGTTAGCCGCACCGTAGTTGTTGTTTAGTCCTGTAACTGAAGCTTGTCCATCAGTTATAGCTGGTCCAACGAAGTCCCCTAGATTATCAGGAGCTGTTGGCATTCCGGCTGCGGTTCCGTAAGCTACACCAGTTTTAGATAAGAATGGGATGTTCATTGACTTGTAGATCTTGATGCCTGCAATTTCAATAATTCCATTACCTGACTGTAATGATGTACCTTGTACGTCTCTGTTGATAAGACCGTTTTGACCTATGTCCTGTATAAGTGCGTAGTACTGACGAGGGTTTAGGACGGCTACTCTGCCTTGACCTGAAACTCCTTTTTCGTCTAGTGCTGCTGCTGCATCGTAGAATGCTGTTACAAGTTTGCCTGCGTCATACGCATCAGCATCAGCCCCTGTACCAGAACCAACCTGAATTTGTGTTCCGCCGGGTTCTCTGAATGAACTTGTTTTTCCTACAGGAGAAGCCTGTCTTGCGCCTTTAGCAATAGCTCTAAAGATGAGTCTGTCATATTTCTCTGCTAATGCGTATCCAATCTTCTTGGAAATTTCACCCCTCAATTCGTAGTGAGCAAGTGTTTCATCCAGTTCATACACGAATGCTGAACTGATTAATAGGTCGTCGCATGTAATAGTTTTTTCTGCGACTGGAGGTGCGCCATCACTGTTACCCATGATGCTGTTTCCGGGCGTATGGAACTCAGCAGTTGTTCTACCTGTGTAGATGAACTGGAGAGATTTTCCATTCTTCAATGTTCTCTTCATTACCAAGTCACGAGCTATTGACTCATGCTGGAAGCCTTTGAACATTTCTCCACTAAACAGCTTTAAGTACAGTTCTCTAGCATCAGTACCGCCATTCTTAGCACCCGGACGGGTTAGCTTGGCTGCCTGAGAAGCACCTGTATTTTGTTGTGCCATTTTTGGTTAAAATTTAAAGGTATATATTGTCGTTCCTAACGTTAGAATTATAGGAGTCTTACTTAGACTCATTGAGATTTGTGGTCTTTTCCCACCGTCGACGGCATAAAGGTATCCTCCTCAGAGGGCTTTAGCCAAATTGAATAGGGAGGAGTCGAACCTCCCCTAGGTCACCTATTTGACTATTCTTGTGTAAGACACGCCACGATATACGTAGGTTACTGTTGTGCAAGACATTAGTAAATCTCCATATACCTAAGCCCCGTTCCATGCTTAGGAGTCATGCGTCCCCGAAGGGATGAACGGACGTGGATGCCAGTGTCGGGTGACACCTGAAATGATAAAGATATTAGTTATCAGAGTTATCAGAGTTAGAAAGTTCTTTATCAGTTTCTTTCTTTTTTTCCTCTTCTTCATAAAAGCCATAACGGGTGAGGCTTGCTTTACCGAAGCAACCTCCTTCATTTTGATGTGACATTATCCAATTGAAGGTGCTGATAGTGCAACTTGTGTTGACTCAACAGAAGCCAAGTCAAGTGGGAAGTTGTGTGCATTTCTTTCGTGCATAACTTCAAATCCGAGGTTAGCTCTATTTAATACATCTGCCCATGTTGGAATTACTTTTCCATTTACATCTACGACTGACTGGTTAAAGTTAAAACCGTTAAGGTTGAAAGCCATAGTGCAGATTCCCATGGAGGTAAGCCATATGCCAACCACTGGGAAAGTACCAAGAAAGAAATGTAGAGCACGAGAATTATTGAAAGAAGCATATTGAAATATCAATCTCCCAAAGTACCCGTGTGCAGCGACAATATTATATGTCTCTTCATCTTGCCCAAATTTATAACCATAGTTCTGCGATACTTCCTCTGTCGTTTCGGCAATAAGTGAGGAAGTAACAAGACTTCCGTGCATAGCAGCGAAAAGAGCTCCACCGAATACCCCAGCAACACCAGCCATATGGAATGGGTGCATGAGGATATTATGCTCGGCTTGGAATACGAACATAAAGTTAAAAGTACCAGAGATACCAAGAGGCATACCATCACTGAAACTCCCCTGCCCAAAAGGGTAGACAAGAAACACTGCTAGTGCTGCTGATACTGGAGCTGTGTATGCTACAAAGATCCAAGGTCTCATGCCAAGACGGTATGAGAGTTCCCATTGTCTTCCTGCATAAGCCAGTACTCCTATTAAGAAGTGAAAGATAATGAGCTGATATGGTCCGCCGTTATATAACCACTCGTCCAAAGTGCCAGCTTCCCAGATCGGGTAAAAGTGCAATCCAATTGCGTTGGAGCTAGGGACTACTGCTCCAGAAATAATGTTGTTTCCGTACAACAACGAACCTGATACTGGTTCACGTATGCCATCTATATCAACAGGCGGTGCTGCGATAAAGGCGAGTATAAAACATGTAGTGGCTGCTAGTAAGCAAGGTATCATAAGGACACCAAACCATCCCACGTAGAGACGGTTTTGTGTACTTGTGACCCACTCGCAAAACTTCTGCCAGTTACTACTGCCTTCTCTTTGTAGTGAGATTGCAGCCATTTAAAATACACCGGGGATAATTTGACCGGTTGTTACGTAGGCTCCTAGAGCTGCTACGAAGCCAAGCATTGCTGCCCAGCCATTAAATCTTTCTGCTTCTGGTGTCATGATTTTTTGTTTAGGTAATACCTGTATAGGTGGTTCGTAAGGGTATTCGTTATAAAGTAAAGTATCTAAATCTTTAGTTTTCATCTCTCTCCTTTTTTCCATTGCTCAAACGATTTTTCACCACCATTTATAACGTAGTTTTTATAACCTGTTTGACTTTTCATGGTTCCAAGTAAAGACTTCTTGCCTATCTTTAAATCCTTTTTCTTTTTCTTTTTATTTAGACCAAACATTAGAAATTAAGATCTGAATTGTTTAGTTTCTCTACAACATCAGCTCTGTAAGCTGGATCATTGTCATAGCGTGGGTCTCCCATAGCTGCTACAAGCTCTGCCTGAGATCTAAATGTTTCTCCAGCAGAGGAGGGAGCACGTCCTTGTAGCATGCGACCTTCGTAGCCATTGGCTTCTTGGTACGCTGATTGAAGTCCTTGGAAAGCAATTCCAATAGCTGCTGGATTACCAGAGTCAACTACTGAATCGAAAGCATCAATCTGCCTGTCAGATAAATTGCTGGCAGCCCATTCAACTACTGTGTTGTAATTAGATTCTCCGCCTGCTGCATTCATAACGCTGTTAACTTGAGCATCGGACATCTCCGCAACTTGTGCAGTATTAACTTGTCCACTTTCATACATTTCCATATAAGCATTAACCAAATCTTGGCTGCTCATTTCTGTAAATTTAGAAATTGTTTCTTCACTCAAGGCACCATTATTTGCATAATATTCATCTGATGCTTCGTTGATTAGATTGATCGCAGGAGCGAAATCAGATACCTCCTCATCACTTCCTTCTCCCTCTTCATATCCTTCTTCGTACTCTTCTTCGTACTCTTCTTCGTCGTTTCTTCCAAGTTTCTTTTGTAATGATAAGTAAGCTGCTTCTAAATCTTCAGCATTTTTATATTTACCAGCTAGTAGTCCTTCTTGTTCTGCTACTAACTTTTCTCCTACTTCAAGAGAATCCTGTTCCTCTGAGGAAAGGACTTCTGTTTCAGGAGTATTATCATATGATAAAGTCTCTGCCATTATTCAGGTTGTGGTGGTTGT